ATGCAAACGGAATGACAAAATATCAGTACACCACGAGGACAGGCAAATATTCTCACACAACACACAGAATTCAATCTATTAATACAAGGAGGTAATATGAAAAGAGAAATATTATTTAGAGCAAAAGGCAGTGGCAAATGGCGTTATGGAAGTTATTTACATTTTGATAAAAAACCTATCAATGACTGCTGCAATAATAAATATAAAGATTTTATTGTAACGAACGGAATGTATGGCGAGCATTATTATCCTATTACAGAACTTTCCTCTCTTGGTCAGTACACAGGACTGAAAGACAAAAACGGAAATAAAATCTTTGAGGGGGATATTATCAAAACTCCACGTGGTTTTATCGGTGAGGTCGTTTTTGGACGAGCAGAAGAAGAATGTACCCATAGGTTATTTAGAAGAATGGTAACCGATGTTTTTACTACTTATGGGTGGGTATTCAAGCGTGCAGATGGATTTACCATTGCGATAGATGACGAGATTTTACAAGGTGAGTTGATTGGCAACGTAACAGACAACCCAGAACTAATCAAGTAAACGTATGAAGAGAAGACTAATTCCTAAACACTGCACGCTGCCAGTTTATCATTGCGCGGACGGCATCGATACGGTAGTGTGTTTCTTGTTCCTTAATGAAAGATTTAAGGAGTGTCTAAATACGAATTGTGAATGTTATAAAAATTAATGTATGGACGAATTAAGAAGAGAATACATCATTCCTGTGCATTTAAATCATGCCGAGATGATAGATTGCAGTTATCTACCCAATATAAAGAGTAAATCACGTGCAGGGTCAACGCCATACGCAAACAAGAGGAATAGAAAACGAAAGAATAAACATAAAAAGAAATAACTATGTGTACAGAAGCTGAACACCTGTCAGAGATATATTGTGATTTTGACGGAGAATATGATGCAGAGTATATTGCACGGATGGAGAATGAGAGATTGCATACCATAGCAACTCTTGCCGGCATAGACACTACTACACACTCACGTCGCAAGAAACGTCGCCTTAACAAGAAAGAAAAGGGTCTATTTCTAATTATCCAAGATAGCCGAAAAGACGATACGACGCTTATGCTTGTTGATAGACGAAAATCAAAGAAATACTGGTGGACACATGATTTCTCACTAGCCTACAAGGGGAGCAAAGAAGATATGCGGAAAGTCGCAAGCAAACTCCACAGAAATAATGTGAGAGTTGTTAGTTATCAAGAGTATTTGAATAGTTTATAGATATGGAGCTAATAGATATAGTAAATAAGTTAGTTGGCAGAATAGAGCCTATAGGAGATACTTCCGTTGACGAAGAACGCTTTGAGAATTTGAAAGCGTATTGTGAGTTGATAAATGAAATGGTAAAGCAAGTGGACGATGTAGTTTGCAATAACTGGGATAGTAGTCTTGCTTCAGTGAAGAGATCCAATGATTACATCAGCGACTTTCTTACCAACACTTTGAAAATAGAAGGATAGCATGGAAATAACAAAACAACAGGCAATAGCCGACTTGACGAAAATCTTTAATACTCGTTCGTGGGAGGACCGCGAAGATGGTAAGAGCTTTGTCTATAAGGCAGATTTCTTTATAGACAAAAGAGACTGTGAGCGGTGTGAGGTAATAGCAAAGCTAAAAGAATATCTCAAAGATAAAACAATTAAAGGCGGTCAGTGCCGAGTGGAGGGGATAACGTTGCTATGGACAGTATTCCATATTGAAGACCGCGGAAAGGAGCAGATATGAACGAAAAATCAATAAACCAAAAGGCGGTAGAATATGCACGTCTGTTATACGCAGAAATGCGCAAAGCCCTTGCTTGCCCTAATGAAGCAGATTTAGCAGAAGCATACAAAAAAGGGTTTAGAGACTGCTTGCAAAATATAGTTACAAATGTTCCAAAACTAAAATGGGAAGATTGCCCCGGTGGGTATGAAGCAAGGACTACATTCCTGTGTTATCGTATCTACGTTAATGAGCAAAGAAAGAAAAAATACACACTTAAATATCCTAATTCTGTGTTGAAAGAATGTTTGCATTTGGCTTCTGCGAAACAGCTTGCCTGCGAGGATTACAAGGAACGGCTAAAGAAAGAATTGGGGATATGAATAAAGACGAAGAAATTGAATTAAAAGTGCAAATGTTTTGCGCTGCCGTTAGAAGTGAAGACAGAACTAATTTTTTTTGGATGAAAAGACTATCAGAAGATATAAACGAATCGTTTGAAGTCTTGAAAGAAAATGGTGGCGAAAGTTAAATTATAGTTAATATTCAAACCTTTTTTTTAGTAAAACTATTTGAAATTCAAATAGTTTTAACTATCTTTGTATAGTAATATATTTTAGTATTATGATAGAAAAGATAAAAGTTACAGAATTATCGGAGAATAAAGGGCAAATAAAAGGTTTGCCTGCTAATCCTCGATTTATTAAAGACGAAAAATTTGAGAAGTTAAAGCAATCGTTACAAGACGACCCCGAAATGCTGGAACTTCGAGAATTACTCGTCTTTAAGCATAATAACAAGTTCGTGGTTATAGGTGGAAATATGCGCTACAAAGCTGCATTAGAGTTGGGTATAAAAGAGCTACCTTGCAAAATAATTCCACCAGAAACACCACCTGAAAAACTAAAAGCATACACCATAAAAGATAATGTTTCATACGGAGAATATGATTGGGATATGCTTGATAAAGATTGGAACTTGAATAATTTATCAGATTGGGGTATGGACTTACCTATTGAAGAGAGTGAAATTGATATAGATAATTTTTTTAATGAAAATGAAAATATTTCTGAAAAAGAAAAAGAAGAAAAACTATTAGTTATTATTCCTAACAACTATAATAATTTAAAAGAAGAAATAAAAGATCTTATCGAAGATGCTATATCAGAATATAACGGCATTAGAGTAAAATGAAAGTACACCTTGCAGGAGTAAATCCATATCCAGCTACTTGTTTTATTTCCTTTTTAAAGGGAGGGGTAGAAAGTATGCCAGAGGACTCTTTAAAAGAAATTCTCTTAAAGAATGTTATTAATAGTAATAACAAAGATTTATGTTCACGAGTAAGTAGTTCGCATTTTAATAAAGTTATAAAAAAACATGAAACATCACCTCAGAGTAGAAAAGAAATAGTTGATATTATGAAAGTATTTTTAGCAGGTCATAATAACAAAGAAAAGATACTTCGAGAAAATATAATTACACACAAAAAAAACAGTCTTAAAAGTATCAATATTCTTGAAAGTTATTATTATCTAAGGAAAAATAAAGATTTTATGCCACTTGTCAAGCATTTTGGGTCGTTTATGCTTGATAGTGGTGCATTTACGTTTATGTCTGGTTCTCATAAAGAGGAAGTGAATTGGAATAAATATGTAGAAGAATATGCCGCTTTTATAAAGAAGTACGATATAAATTTATTCTTTGAACTCGATATTGATTGTGTCGTTGGGCTTGCAAAAGTTGAACAGTTAAGAAGAAAATTAGAAAATCTTACAAATAAAAAGCCTATCCCTGTATGGCATTTTAATAGAGGGAAAGACTATTTTATTAAAATGTGTGAGCAATATCCTTATGTAGCACTCGGAGGGATTGTAACAAAGGAAATAGACCGTAAAAAATATGAAACGGCTTTCCCTTGGTTTATTAAAACCGCTCATAAATATGGTTGCAAGATACACGGACTTGGTTATACAACTATCTCTAATCTTAAAAAATATCATTTTGATAGCGTAGATAGTACAGCTTGGCTTTACGGAAATCGTGGTGGATATATTTATAAATTTAATCCTTATACAGGATTGTTAGAACAGCTCAAAAAAGAAGGATGTCGCCTTAAATCAAGAGAGGGAGCTGTGAATAATTTTAAAGAATGGGTAAAGTTTGGTATATATGCAGAGAGGAACTTTTAAACGCTTCATAAAACGAAAATTTGTGTAAAAATAAAAAATATGAAAGAAAAAGACTCAGTTATTATTGTTAGTGGAGGAATGGATAGTATTACTCTACTTTATGATTATAAGGATAAAATAGCTCTTGCTATTACTTTTAATTATAGTAGTAATCATAATTCAAAAGAAATTCCGTTGGCAGAAATGCACTGTAAAAGGTTAGGTATTAAGCATATTACTATCCCTTTGGATTTTATGCACAAATATTTTAAAAGTTCGCTTTTAGAAGGCGCATCAATGATACCCGAAGGACATTATGCCGCAGATAATATGAAATCTACTGTTGTACCTTTTCGTAACGGTATTATGCTTTCTATTGCTTGTGGTTTTGCGGCATCATATAGGCTAAAACACGTTATGATTGCAAATCATGCTGGGGATCACACAATCTACCCCGATTGCCGTCCTGAATTTATAAAAGATTTATCCAAAGCAATAACAGTAGGTACTTTTGAAAATATATCCATTTTCGCTCCTTATACTAATATAACAAAAGGAGAGATTGCTAAGATAGGAAAGCAACTTAACCTTGATTATTCTGAAACTTATTCTTGCTATAAAGGTAACAAAAAACATTGTGGCAAGTGTGGCACTTGCATAGAGCGTAAAGAAGCTCTTGCTTATGCTGGTATTAAAGATTTAACAGAGTACGAATATTAATAATAATAAAATTAAAATAATATGATTTACAGTGTATCAAAAAGAATGGAGATAGCGGCAGCGCATCAGCTAAAACTCTCTTATGAAAGTAAGTGTAAAAACTTGCACGGTCATAATTGGATTATAACTGTGTATCTTGTAAGCTGCAACAAACTTAATCAAGATGGAATGATTTTTGACTTTAAACATATTAAAAATAAAATACACGCTCGTCTTGACCATGCTTATATAAACGAGGTTATTCCATATAATCCAACAGCAGAAAACATGGCTCGTTGGGTTGTAGAGCAATTTCCTGAATGTTACAAAGCAGTAGTACAAGAAAGTGAGGGTAATATTGCTCAAGCGGTGGACGAAACAAAGATAAAAGGTATTGAAAGTCTTGTGCGTTAAAATAAAAAAATATGAGATACAGAATAAACGAAATATTCTATTCTATACAAGGGGAAGGACGATTTACAGGTGTTCCTACCGTCTTTGTACGATTTTCGGGTTGTAATATAAAGTGTCCTTTCTGTGATACCGATTTTAAAACGTACAAAGAAATGTCGGAAGAAGATATTATAGCGGAAGTAAAACGTGTAGGTGGAAATTCTACTCACGTTGTTTTTACAGGTGGAGAACCAACGCTACAACTCACAGAGAGCCTTTGTGCTAAATTGCACGCAATAGGAAAGTATCTCGCTATCGAAACAAATGGGACAAACGAAGTACCTAATGGTGTAGATTTTATAACCTGCTCGCCTAAGTTTGAGTATTGCAAGAGAGCTGACTTAAAAGTAGTATCCATAGACGAGTTAAAGGTGGTGTATAATAGCAAAAACGATATGTCAAGATATGACAATATTCGTGCAACTTACAAATATCTACAACCATGCGACTTGCAAGATGCAAATAAAAATGCTGAGATTATCAACGCTACTGTAAAGTATATTAAAGCACACCCCGAATGGAGAATTTCTTTGCAAACTCAGAAAATACTCGCAGTAAGGTAATTTGTACGGCAAAATGCAAATAAATCTTTATATGCAAAAAATAGGCAAATAAATAAAAACAAAATATTATGGTGAAGATAACAAAAGAACAAGCTGAACAACATATCAGAGAGCTGCTTGAATACATCGGAGAAAATCCCGACCGAGAAGGCTTAAAAGGTACTCCTGAGCGTATCGTAAGAATGTGGAAAGAAATATACAGAGGATACGACCTTACACAAAAGCCTAAAATAACTGTATTTAAAAATGGCAACGATGGGTTGGTTTACGACAATATGGTTATTGATAGCGGAAGTTTTAATAGTAAGTGCGAACACCACGCACGGACTTTTTGGGGTAAATATTGGTTTGCTTATATCCCAAATCCTAATGGGAAAATATTAGGTATTTCTAAAATAGGTCGTGTAGTGGATTATTGTAGTGCAAAACTACAAATACAAGAACGTCTTGTGCATGATATAGTACAAATGATTAAAGAAGCTCTAAACGATGAAAATCCTCCATTAGGGATAGCACTCGTAATGAAAGCTCATCATGGTTGTAAAGAATTTAGAGGAGTAAAAAAGAAAGGTGTAATGACATCTTCTTTTCTTGATGGTGCTTTTCGTAACGACTCTCAAATAAGAGCCGAATTTATGCAATTAGTTAATAATTCTACTTATGAATAAAAATATAAATATTCGCTAATAAATGAAGAGCAGTGATATTATATACCTAAATGTTTCTGAAATCTGTCTGTTGAAAGATAATCCAAGAACAATATCAAAAGAAGAGTTCTTGCGGCTTGTAGATTCTATTAAAATAAATGGTTTTTGGGTACATAGACCTTTAGCTCTTGTCCAACGAGAAGGAAAATTTGTTGTGATAGCAGGGAACCAGCGACTAAAAGCTGCAAAGAAGTTAAAAATCAAATCTGTTCCTTGTATAATATATTCCGAAACTACCAAAGATGATGAAGCAGAAATCATAATAAGGGATAATATCAATAACGGAGAATGGGATTTCGGTATTTTACAAACAGATGAAGCCTTTGAGGATGTAGATTTCGATTTTATAGGTTTGTCATTACCAGAAGATAATGATGCCAATATAAAAGAGGATTCTGTAATAGAACCTAAACAGACTTCAAAAGATGTATCAAGCGTAAAAGAAAGTGATATGTCTGAATACGATGAGAGTAACGAAGAAAAAGAAAAGGAAAGTTTTTATAAAAGTATGTTCAAAGACGTGCTATATGAAAGCGACAATATTTTTGAGATACCTAATTTGTTGCTCGAAATGCAAGCTGGAAAGGTTGAACTTCCTTTATCGCCTTGGGGTGCAAATAGCCGATTAAGGAAAGATGTTAGTACATATCATTTTTATGTCGATGATTATAGATTTGAAGCAATATTCAAAGACCCTATCAAGTTACTAACAAGTGGATGCAAGGCTATTGTAGAACCTAATTGTAGTTGTCATGATCAAACACCATTAGCATATGGTATTCATTTAATTTA